TTCCATTAACTATGCCAGAAAAACCGCCTTCGGTTATCGTATCCAATATTGATTTTAGTCCTGACATTGCATTTGCCGCCGTATTGTCATTTATTGATTCGCCTGCCGCTTCTGCCAAATCTGAACTGCGCTTAAGCAATAGATTTTTAAATTGTATTTGTTCATTCCTATAAACGCTTCTTAGAATGTTTATAGCCTCTATACCACCAGAACCAGTTATACCATCAGCCTGTATTCTTGTAAGCTCTTCGCCCCAATATTGAACAATATAGCCACCCTTTGTTAGTGTGTGATCTACCAACTTGCTTTCTTGAATACTTATTCTTTGGGGATTTATATATACTGGTATAATAGTCCTACCAACCAAATCATCCCTACTTACAGATTGTACTGTAACTGGAATTAAAAACTTCATAACATTTCTTTTTATGTCGCCCATTTAATATATATCCTAAATTATAAAGTTAATTTCCTGTAGTTGATGATTTAGTACCTTTAGATAAAAGCATAGATATTTGAGCCACAAGTTGAGATATTTGTGAGGTAAGGGCCGCCATACCATTATCTGAAACTTCTTTTGCCTTATCAATAGCCTTATCTACAGTATTTACACCACCTGCAGCATCTACAACTTTTCCGGCCTCAGAAGCAATCTTATTTGAGGCTAATGTAGTATCAAACATTGTTGTAATTTGCTTTATTGCAGATGATGGATCCATTAATTGTGAATTTAATGCAGTTGACCCAGCAGTAGTTAAGTCAGCGACAGTGTTTAAATAACTCTTATTTATAGCTCCAGCAACTACGCTTAATAAATCTGCATTTTGTTTTGCTGCAGCAATAGCATCTTTGTGGCTCAAGTCTATTTGAGCTAATGTATCAGCAGCCAATGCAGCAACCCTATCTTCGTAACTCTTAGTATCAGCTCTTCCAGTTTTTGCTTCGTCTAATTGTGCCGCCGTAGATGCCATAAGATCTGTATCACCAGAACGGGTTGCATCATCCAATTGTTGTAACAACTCTAGGGTTCTGTCTTGAGCACCAGTATCCTGTATTCCGTATAAATCTTTTAATAGTTGCGTTTGAGTATAGAATGTTGCTTGTAATTCTGGACTTGCCGCAGCCTCAGTAACTGTAATTACCTGACCACCAGTAAAAGATTGCAAAGTTTCTTTCATAGAATTAGCCAAATCCATAGCTAAATCACCTTGAGTACCATTCTTCTCTGCATCAATAGACTTTGCCCTTAAGCCAATTGAAGCTCCAAGAACACCTCCACCACTTCCTATGTCCAATCCGCCACGCTGAAAAGTTACATAGGCTGCAGCATAATCAGATGTTAGCTTAACTAAAGCATCACTAAATGTACTTGTAAGCTCTAATGCATTTTTAGTTCCAAGGCCCAAACCATTTAATGTCTTAGTAAACCCCTCAAGAATTGGGGCGCCGAAACTAGCCTTAATTCCAAGTAATGAAAATTTATCAGCCATTCCTGATAAATTACTAGCAACACTCTCTACAGGCAATCCTATGGCCTTAGATATCTCCCCAAACATAGTCATTTGCTCTACTGCTTGTTGAGAGCTAAGACCCTGATTCATCATGGCATCACTTATCTTCTGAGCATATGATGATAATTCCATGCCTAATGATTGTGAGTGCAATACTGCAAGACTAAACATATTAAGCTCGCCACCAGCAAATTGTATCGCTTCTCCCATTTTTTGTAATGGTATCCCGGCGCCGCTTAGAGCTTCTGCGGCTTTAATACTATCAGATAATTGAAGAACACCGCCTGCTGCATCATAAAGTCCTAGCGATGATTTCTCCAAATAAATGCTAAACTTTTTAGCCTCATCATAACTTCCGGCAAAGTTAGACGCCAGATCATACATGCTAGCGTTTAAACCTCTGGACATTGAGGTTATTGCATCCTGACTTTTCCCAAGATTATTAAAACTCTTAATTCCCACGATTGCAATATCTGCCGTAGCTTTCATGGCAGCTTGCAACATCTCAAATGGTGCTGCAATTGCAGCACCATTAGGAAGAGCTTTTACGAGATCTATCATGCCCAATGTTGCTTTATCTGATGCGTCCGCAATACCCTCCATTGATAGGATTGTATCGTTTAAGCCGCCACCAGAACCATCAAGAGCACTTTTCTGAAGCTTTGCGAACGCAGCAGTTACGCTATCAACTGATTTCTCGACACCTGCTAATTTATCAACTACTCCTTCTGCCATTTAATTTCCTTTAGAACTTTTTAATCATTCCTGATAATGTTGATAAATCTGTCGCAGACTTATCCTTAGTTGGTTTATTATTAAGTTCTTTGTTATTATTCAATTTTTGTATTGCTTTAACTAAAGGATCATCTTTATATGCGCCGGAAAGAATATTGTTTTCAAACTTCTGGTCGTCATCAAATGTGTGCTGTTTATCGTTCTCTCTTGCCTCTTGTATATTTTTGACAGCCTTGTGATTCCAAAAAGATGCCAAATATTCCGTAAATGCTAATTCTTTATTAAATTCTCTTTTTCTTTCTTGAGCTATCATCTCTGAATACCAAATCCATTGAGGTCCGGATATATCTGAGAATATAGGATCATCAACTTTACATTTCCAAATTTTACAAAGTTCCCAGCGGAGCCAGAGTTCTGGCTCCTCTATCATTTTTTTATTTGTTCTCCTAGGCTAGTTTTAAAATACTCCTTTGAGCTGTTATTTATAGTTTCATATTTGTCAAATAATGACTCAATGAATGCTGACTGGAAATTTGATATAATGTCAACTTTCCTCAGAAATACATCTGTAATACTATCATCGGAAGAGATTTGATCCATTGGAATATTATTGATTGATACGATTGCTTCGGCCAACGTATATATCTTAATGTAAAAGATTCTATCTCCACTATCAAGTTTCATCAACTCGCTTATCAGTCTTTTTTGCTGTCTTGCATTAAGAGTAGATATGGCTATATTATATCCTCCAATGCTAATATCTTCAGATATTTTTCCGAATATAATTAAATCTTTTATATCTGATGCTACTTTTGGATGTTCATCTTTTACTTCGGAGGCGACCTTGTGCTCAGGAACAACAGATGCTACCGGTTCTTTTTTTAATTCTTCTAATTTGCTAAACATATCGTTCGTGCTTGTTTTGTTTTTTGATGCAGATCTATCACCCATCATTGAATGCTCAGTTTTTATATTACCACTCATTATACATTCTCCATTGCTTTAACGTTTAAATAAACTTTTTCACAAAAATTAATAAAATCTTTATGACTCATATCATTTTTTATTTTCTTACAACCACGGCAACAAGATATGCAATTTTTATCCACATATCCAAGATCCTGATTCATTATCTCTAAACTGACATTATCAATCTCAGAGTTGCAATAGAAACATGGTCTATTCCAGAATGTTAAAAATTGATCTAAGCTTAGTGTGAATTTAATTGAATCCGATATTGCTTTGTCTTTATAATAGCTATATTGTCTTGCGGGCTTATAATTGCGACATCTTTTGCATTCAGCCCTATAATAAGGAGGGCTTGGTAACGGCCAAAAATTATCTAATTGTTTAAATTCTCCGCAACGCTTACAAACTTTTCCACCTTGGTTTTTATACTTATTCTGAGTAATGAAAGCTCTAAAAGATCCTGCACATTTTCTAGAGCAGAATAGTCCATCCGCATCTCTTCTAATTATATTATAAAGAGTCCCGTATTTAATATCGAACGGTGTCTTGCAATAATCACAGCACACTGGAACAATTTTTAAATTTTTCCAAGACTCTCTATCAATTTTAAGTTCTTCTAGGTTATACATAACATTCCTACGTTTATATTTAAAAAGTACTATAATAATATAAATGTTTTACTTTTTTTCATAAAAACTATAAACAAAAAAATTCCCAAGGAAATTAATCGCTTGGGAACTTAAATTATATTTCTAAAAAGACTAGAAAGCAGCGCTAATTAAATTTTCAAAGTCCATACTTCCGCGACGCACTCCTGAATCCGCCATAAGCTCGACATCATCAATCTGAGAATTGATTTGACGACTTCCGCCGACACCTTGACTTAGAGCAACGGCATCACCGCCACGTAATGTTGAGATATTTTCAACCTTAATTTTAGCATCTTCAGTTATTATAAAGTTTCCTGACTCGTAACTCTTGCTAATACTCTCAAACCAACAATTTTGATATGTGGTAATGACAGCATCATCAGCAGTCCCAGTATATTGATCAATAACAACAATATCAAAAGGAATGCGTTGAGCTTGAACGTTGCGGAAACCTCTAGCCATTGCTTCAGTTATGCTAAGACCATCATAAACAATTCTGCTTACGCTTAGTCCTATTTCTGCAGGCTTTGTCGGAACAAGCTCAACTGTTCCATCTAGACCAACTTCGAACACGCGCTCAATTGACCTATCCTGACTTTCCTGGAAAGACTGAATAGCGCCCACAGGCTCATTATTGACTAAAATTATAATTTGTGTGGATAAAGCAGTTCTGGTATGACTATCTAAAATCGATCCAGAATTTGGGTAAGTTGCCATTAGTATCTCCTGATATTTATTTTATATATTGGCATGTTTGCGATTACACACCACTCGAAACTTCTAGATCAACGAACGCAAAATTTATGGGATATGCTGGGATAAAACGAAGTAAAACATTCCATTGGCGAGGATCTATCTTATCTTTTTCTACCTTCACATTCTCAAACCCAGTAATCAATCCCTGCGATACTAGTGCAGCCATAGTTTGAACAACTTTCGATGTTATAACTCCAAGTGTATTAACATTTTCAACAGTACCAACGAATGGTTTTAGCGTATCTCTCAGAACTTGTTTAACGCGGTCCCGAATAAACATGATTGAGATTTCTTCATCTTCTACGAAACCAGATTGGCTGGTCGTTCTTCCTGCTAGAACTAAACCTCCACCAACTACCGGCTGAAGAACTGTTGCTCCAACTGCACCAAGTCTGTTTAAAATAACTGGCCGAAACTTCTTTTCGCGTAGGATTGAGAATCCACTAAGAACCTTATTAGTTAATGGCATTGCAACATTTTGATTTCCTGAGAAATATCCTGCTGCGGCCGCTGCTTGATAAAATCCGTCGATCCTTGTATTTACGCCACTAATGGATCTCACAATTTCATCAGGATAGAAGAATACTGAACGATTGCTTGTAAAATTATCGCTAAGCTTATAATTCACAAGGTCTTCTGTATTTCCGTCGAGAATCTCTTCGGGGCTATCACCTTGGATGCCTTCAAGAATTCCAATATCTTCTATTGCAACTTCAGAGTCGCCAAGTAATGCGGCAGTTGTTAATCCTATTTGCGCGCCAAACATTGCAATGCGCTCTTTTTGAATTGCTATTGTACTCATGGTTTCGCAATGGCGAACAGCTGACCTGAAGATACCTGAACGATTTTGTAAAGGAACAGGAATTACCATCTGACATTCTTCTGCTTCAAGAGCTTCAAATGCTTCAAACCAATTAGTGTCAAAGAAGTCTGCATCGGTCTGGTCTATATATGAAATTCTTAAACCATCGCCCTGTTGCATTGCCCCACTATCGACTAAGTCTGAGTGAAGTAATAGTGCAGCGCTAACATCTGTTGTATTTGAAGAATCCTTAACGAAGAATTGAATATCAACAGCATCGTTGGTTACTGCGGTACCGGAAATATCATTTCCTTCTACGGTTACTGTTGTGTCGTTTACTATACCGGTAACAACTAACTCAACACCTACAGTTATTAAACTAAATACAAAGGTACTGATGTCATCAGCGACTGTATATAAATTGTTTCCTGAGTCTTTTACACTCTGGAGTACAATTATTGACCCAACATCAACTCCATCAAAATTCATTTCTGGAGATGAGAATGTGCCATCTGCGGCATTGAGAGTTCCGTTGAATCCCTGACCGAGAATTTTCGTATTGGTGTTTATTACAGTATATGAGAATGATGTGTCTGAGCTAGAGATAAACTGATTTTGTCCAGACGGAGTTTCATATTGCGCATTGTAGAACGGAATTTTGTTCGGGAAAATCTGTGACTCTACACCATTTCTCTTAACGAAGATGTTTACTGGAGTATTTGAATCAGGTCTTCCGCTACCAAGGCCGCTTGGACGTGGAATGATTACTGTTAAATCATCTGGCTGGCAATTTGCAGCAACGCCTCCGCAAGCATTGAATCCGCCAACATTGCTCGTATTTACTTCCTCTATTAAGGTAACGGAAGTTCTTCTCGCAACTGGTGGCTTGCATTGAAGAGTTAATACATATGGCGCGCCGTTTTCAAAGGCAAGTCTTGCTCCAAGAGATAATGTATTTGTTACACTTTCTCTTCCGTGTTTATTAAATAGTTCATTTGAGCTTATAAATAGTTCTGGATCATTTATATCAGACTCGGCAATATATTTTGCTTCAAGTCTATCATTTTCCTTTAGAACTCTAGATGTAACATCAATAAAGAACTTGTCACCAATGCTGTATGGTACCGTTCCTGACTTAATTCCAAATAATAGAACGCCATTTGTTTCTAATATGTTGAACGTTAGTCCAATTTCAGAATATCCATCACCATTCCCGTCAGATAGTTGAGGAAATCCGATCGTAGAATCCGAATAACTGCTAACTCTAATTCTTCGGCTTGATGTTACGCTATCAATCCTGTAAATGCCAGTGGTATCTCCGCTGCAAATCATTAGAATTTTTCCAATGTGCTTACCGGAGAATTGACCTGCAGTTACAGGCAATCCAGTGATGCCATCATGCGCTACTGTCGTATCATCAACAAATAGATTTGTAGCTCTAATATCCCAAGAACCAATAGTGATTGAAGAATCTAAACTATCAGTCTTAAGAGTTACAGTAGTCTTATTAGTTCCAGAGTCATAGCTCAAATCAGTAATTTCAATTCCAACATATCCATCTACACATAATTCATCACCAGCAAGAACTTGACCCTGAGAAACAAGATCTCCGCTGAATTGAAAATATTTTGTAGTTGCGGGAGTCGCATCACCAGCTGCCGAATAAGCTACGCCTACTCCGAAGTCTACGCTTGATGCTACGGCAAACCCGTCTAGGCATGAGTCTGAGCTTCCAGATGCACCACCGGATGTGTTTGTGTAGTAAGAATCGTGGAATAGATACGGCTGACCACTCGTATTCTTTAGCTGACCAGATACACTTCCAGAAACTGTAAATGTTGTAAGTCCAGGAACAGGGCTACCATTCGAATCTCGAACTATACCAGAAGCTCTAGCCGTCCATCTTTCTTGTGGGGCATTTGCGTCTAGAACAGAGATAAGATCAAAGTTACCACAAGTTCCATCTATAACTAATCCATTTCCAACGTTTATTGAGCTTGCTGAATAATTTTTACCATCTTGGTCTCCAATGCTGGCACCTTGCAGCTCGATGCAACCAGTTTCGGTATCAAGTCTGTAATCAAACAATTTACTAAACGAATTCTCATCAATGGCTTGCTCAACACCGCTTAGAAGAGTGCTATTAAGATATAATTCCGTTCTGCCTCTAATTACTGGAGCGCTACGAAGACTGAAAAATTTGCTTGCAGCCAAACCTGTTGGACTACAATTTGCATCGCCGTCTTGCCCATTTCCTACGGCAGACTCTACGATAGTTTCTTCTCTAAGACCTTCACCCATAATGCACGGAATACGAAGTCCACCTGGTATAGATACGCCTCTAGAGATTACACGATCTCTAACAAAGACGCCTGGAAGCTGGTAGCCGGATAATCCTGGGATGTTCGCCATGTTAATTTCCTTAAATGAATTTAATAATCAAATTCTAAAATTATTAGGGTTAATTAGTAGAGAACACATGTCTCTCTTATGTTTAATTAATATTATTAGATTGTGACGCTGGCTAATTCAACCATATCACTAAATTTTAATGCTTGAACATCGGATTCATCATTAATTCCAGGTATTGCATGCCTAGATACATCAAAATAAAATACAATTCTTTCTATAATATTTTCTAATGGTATTTCAACTCTCCACTCAGATCTGGTATTGATTGTTATTGTGTGACTAAATACATAATCGTTCGCATAAGGTTCAGCATTTTCAGAGCCGACATTTATACTTTTAATAAATAGTCCGTTTGCTCTAAGCTCTTGCCACGACACATATGTTAATATCATTTTTACAATTTCAGTTATTTCCTCTAATTCGCTATGGCTTTCTGAATAAATCGTAATATCAAAATTCATTTCCCAAACACCAGCATAAACTCTGTGCGTTGGAGTCTTGGTTGTTGATACTGCGCCATTTTCATCTTCAACCAGATCCAATCTATATTTTACAGTTCCTTCCTGATTTATTGATAAGGGAACATATGAACCGCCACCAGACTTGATTGTTATATTTGGATAAAACTTCATTTCATATCGATAAACGTCACTAATTAAAATTTTAGTTGTTAGTGGCGAATCAACGTCTAATCCTGTTAAGTTTGGAACTAAAGGGAACCCAAATTCATCAGCTCTATAGGTATAAATATTATCACGACTAAAATGCATTCTAAGGATGTCTATAATTAGGTTTTTTGGTTGAACTATTGCAACGTTTTGAACGATATGATTGTCGGCGAAGAAATTGGAATAAACGCGATGTTCGGCTGAAAAACCTGTTCCCGGAAGACCTTGAATGTCGCTCATATTAAACTTCCCTTAAGATATATCTTCGATTAATCGCAATTTATCACAATATTTTTTTATTTTTGTCAAATGAGATTCGAGGTTATCTTCCGTCAAACTATCTTTATTAATTACTAGAGTTTTACGAACAACAATCTCAATTATAATATCATCTTTGCCAATATTCGTATCTTTTCCCGATACTATTTCAAAAGAGTTGTTATCAGACAAAACTCTTGAATCGGAAAAATTTAAAGTATTGAAAATATAATCTGATGCGAAACTGAAGACCTTATCAACCAATTTGTTGTATTTTTTATTTGTCATTTTAATTGAAAACATTATTTAACCTCATATTCCTTAATTCCATCCGGAATATTTATATTAATATTTAGTGGTTTAAATTTTTTGTTTAAACTAGATGGATCGTACTCTATTCCATATTTTCCAGGAGATATTCTGGCTTCCCAATATCCCTTATCATCAGTATTTCTTTTCTTTATAATTTCACCCTTCTCATTATAAATTTTTATATCAACATTTGCAATTGGCTCTTTGTTGTGATTTTTTATACGACCAAAAACCTTAACATTGTCGGCCTGAACTGGCACAATATTATCTGCGGTTGGTAATTTTTTGGTTGGAACTTCTGCTCTGGGCGGCTGCAGCTTTTCTTCGGATAATTT